GAGCAGTCGAGTTGTTATCACACGGCTATCTTAGCAAAGATGGCACTCAAAAAGAGTGTACGATTGCGGATTTGAGAAAGAAGTTTCGTATCAGTTCTGAGAATCAGAAACTCTTACAAGAACAAGTATTAGCATAACCCTAAACAGCCCCTATCTGAAACGGTAGGGGCATAAATAAAATGAACTTACAGAAAGTACAATTAGATGATTTTGTTTCGCTTACAAAGAAAGAAATAGCCGAATTAGTAGATAAAAATATTGAATTATGGTGTGATAGCGGAGACGATACGCTCGCTATGCTCTCGATGGTTACTAAGATAGCCGAGTACGCCACCGAAGTAAAAAGAAAGTTAGCCAAAAGGTCTTATGACGAAGTTGCCTTGTACGGCAAAGAAGGAGTAACAAAAAATGGCGTGGCTTTGAGCCTGTTTTCTTCTACACAGTACGATTATTCTAATAGTGCAGGCTGGATTGCATTAGAAGAACAAATAAAGGCTTTAAAAGCTACTCAAAAAGATATAGAATCAATCGCAAAGGCAACTAAGCAAAAGACGTCTTGGGTTGATTCTGATGGCTTAGAATGGGATATTTACCCTGCGATTAGAACGGGGAGTGAAACCGTTAAGGCTTCGATAAAATAACCTTTAATTATTTTTCCGATGTCCAAAAAAAGAAATAACAATATGAAAAACATACACGTATTAACAACAGACAAACCAAGTAAATTATTCTATTTAGGAGAGACTTTGTCTTTTACAAAATACAAAAAATATGGTGGTGTTAACATATACATCACGTGTGATGAAGATATTATAGATAAATGCTATGTATTATATGAAACTAAAATAGGTAAGTTATATTTAAATAATGTTTTATATTTAGATGGTGTAATTAATACTGCATCTATGTTAGCAGAAGGGGAATGGAAAAAAATCATCCTAACAACAGACCAAGACTTAATCAACGATGGAGTTCAAGATATTGATGATGTGTTTTTAGAATGGTTTGTTAAGAATCCTACTTGTGAGGAAGTTAAAATTTTTTTGATTTGGGTATCTTTATTAACTTTTGAGTACGAAATAATCATTCCAAACGAAGAAACTAAACAATGCGAACACGATATAATTGAAGAATTTACCAAAGAAGTAATGGATTACTCAAAAATAGATATTCAAGGTTCTAAAATAGCCGATGAAATGTATAAAGATATTGAAAATACAGTTGAAAGAATAGATGCCAAATTAGCATTTTATAATGGTTTTATTAATGCACTAAAATTGGTTGAGCAAGAATTAAAAATTGCAGAATCTAAAGAAACAGAATGACAACCCAATCCATCATCTTCCCGACATCGGGGAGATGATTTAAAAACAAAACAGCATGACATACGAACAATTTCACAAAGCTATTCAAAACCTAAAAAGGTTTATGGATAAGCAAGATAAATTAAAAGCGGTTTTACAGGTAATCTCTCCAAGCGGAACTGGCGTTGTTGAGTTTGGAAACCAATTTATTGACGATTATATTGATGTAGTTGAACAAGCACTTGGACACGAATATGATTTAGTCTCTTGGTTTATTTTTGATAATGAATTTGGGCAAAAGAATATGGTTGTAACTCTTGATGGCAAAAAGTATGTTATTGCATCAGTAAGAGATATTTATGATTTTATAATGCTATAAAACCTTTGCAAATATCATCGGGTTCAGGCGAAAATAACGGCTTCGCTTCATGCGGTGCTACCTGAGACGGACAAACATTCGTGAGAGATTATTGATATTTGCTATTTATATTTCTGACGTTGAAGCCCGATTTTGAGAGCCAACAAAAAGTTGGTTCTTTTTTTGCAAAATAAACTTGAAAAAAGTATTGCATAAATCAAATATAGTTTGTACATTTGTAATGTTATCAGCAACGAAGCTGAAACATAAAACTTTTAAGACAATGTTAAATTTAAAGAAAATCGAAACTGGTGTTTATTCTTTTATTCACAACGGAAGTGAAGCTATTGTAACAAAATACTTCGTTCAAGGATATAATAGAAACAAATCGGAAGTGAAGTCTATTTTTGTAGGTTGGGGAATAAAAGAATTTAATACATACTCTACTCTTAAAGAGTTTAAAAAAGCATATAGCAAATAATAAAAAAAAGCCCTCTCGGTTGCTCGAACAACTTTGAGGGCTTTAAAACTTTTAAGAAACCAAATTTACAAAACTAAGCTTTAAAATCAAAATGAAAAATTACACAAAAGCAGAATCGAAAAAATTACAAACAAGAGTTTTTTCAGCAATGACCTCAAAAGGAAGTGTTCAAGTTAAGGCTTATTTGAAAGAAAACGCTTTGATTCGTTTACAAGAAGTTGATTCAAATATATCACTTGAAGATATTTCAGTAGTAAATGCACATAATTCTCATCAAGCATCTGTTGATAAAATTGTAGAAATTGACCCTTACAACGAATTATTTGCTATTGAATACGACAATAATTAATTAAAAAGCCCCCTTTGATTTTGATACAATCATCGAGGGCTTAAACTTTAAAATCGTACCAAATGTATGGAAGAAACCGCAATAAACCAATACGGAGGCAAAAGGCAAGGCTCTGGAAGAAAGAAAGGAACAAACAAAAGGTTAAAAACCTTTAAAATCGACAATGACCTTGCAATATACCTTGAAACCCAAGTCGGCAATCAAAATGCCTTTGTAAATATGATTCTTCGCTCCTATAAGGAAAAAAGCGAAGCACTCATAAAAAAAATTGACAAAATATTAGAACAAGAAAAATAATTCTATTATTATTGTCAGTCGTTAGCAACGGAATTGAAATATAAAGTACAAATCACAATCGCACCTTAACGCTAACGACCTTTGTAATCGCACCAAACGGAATTTAAAAAGCCTTGACATTCAAGGCTTTTTGCATTACTATTCATCAAAATTATCTTTTTTATATCCTTCAAGAAAAAGTCCTAAAAATAAAAAAAACGCTGATATAAGTACTAAAACTTTCGGCTGAATCAAGTCTACAATATTAACGCCTGCATTGTCGATAATAATTCCAGTTGTAACCGTTCCGACCCCTAGGGCAGTATTATACCACTTTTTAAGCGTTACCAAAAAGGCGTATAAGTCGGCACTCAGCCATTTAAAATATTTACGTGGCATTATTTCTTTGGTTTAAAAAGGTTTTTAAAATTTATCCAGTTTTGCAAGTACGTGTGGAAACCACCATCTTTTTCAATTTGTTTGAGTAGCCCGTACAGACCGACAATAATTGTAATAAATATGGAAAAGTTCTGCATAGAAATAAAAAGCGAATTAAGTATCATAAAAAGTATGTTTGAAATCCCTACTATCAGCACAGGACTTTCGTTTGAAAAATTTTGTTGCATTTTATTAAGTGTTTATGTTTTCCAATCAAATAAATATTCCTTAGTTTCTTTTGCCTCTTCGGTATAATTAAAAAATACAAATCCCGATTTACCCCTTGCAAAGTTTGTCTGCACCCAGTCGCTACTGGGACTTAAAGCAGGGTAGTTGTAATAATTAAATTTACTCGGGGTGCTATCAAATAAATATTGATGGCTGTCTCCCTTAGAAAATTCAATCGTAATGCCTTGACGAAATAGGAAATTAACATCTATGTATTCATTTATTTTTTTCTCCTGTACGTCGTCAAGTTTCGGTTTAAACCCAAACTTCAAATTCTTATCGTCCTTGCCGTGTGTCAGTATAAATATAAACTTACCGACTTTGTAATGTCCGATAAACTTGCGTTGATTCGTTACAAATATGTTATTGGGATATTTTAATTCGGCAATAACCTTAAATGCACTATTCACAATATACCCAAAATCAGCACTATGATTATCTACGCAAATATTGTGTATGATTATTTTGTCGTAGTACTTAATCAACTCGTCCACCATCTGTACTTTGAAGCTAATACCACAATCAAAAGCCTGTTGGTTACTCATATTTTGTGGTAAATCATGTCCTTTTCTCGCTGTTTGACCATCCCATCCGTCCATATAATCACCCAAATCGTCTATGTATAGCAAGTTAGATTTTTGATGGCTTACAACGTGATTTATGATAATTTTTAACCGCTCAAACAATTCCTCAGCATCCCATTTGCCACCATAAAGACTATTGCCTTCGGGGTTTACATTCATACCAATATGCGTGTCGGTGTAAACTAACCTATCAAAAAATCCTACTTTCTTTTTCTTTTTTTCAACCTGAACTGGCTTTACAACTTCCTTATAAAAGGACGTAAAATCAAGGTCTTTTATAATTTGTTCCTGAGCATCGACGTAATTAGGATTCTTTACAAACCCCGAAAAATCTTTATTTTTAGCCCAAAAATGTTTCATTGTGCTATTAGGCACATCTATACTTTCAGAAGCAGTATAAATGCCATCATGCTCGTCCAATATTGCTTTTCGGTTACGGCTTATTTGCTTTCTCAGCGTTTCAAAATGTTGATGACTTTCGCCTAAATCGCTATCATAAGCAAGTACTTTAAGGGCAACTTGGCTATTATTTAAGCCTTTGTATTCCAAAAGAACTTTAATAATTTTATCCTTATACAAAAGAAATATATTGCTCATTTTTTAGTTTTTTAGCCAGCCAAAAATCCGAACAAATAAATACATTGCCCAACATTGCCAAGAGCCAAGTGTAGTTTCTTTCAATAATTCAAAAAAAATATCGTCGCATACTTTTCGTTTTACAATCTTGTTGCGTGAAAGAAAATCGTGTACAACGGCAGCATTAACCGCAAGCCCGTGTGGCGGAATTATAAACCATAACAGTCTAGGAGAACTGACTAAATCAGTCTGAAAGCCTTCGTTTATTATAATTCCGTAGCGATTAAGCAAACAATTTTCCGTTACTTGCCAGTCAAGATTTTCCACCTTTTTAAGCCGTATTTCGGGGTAAATCGTCATTCCTTTTGCTCACTCAACGGTTTTAGTGTATAGCCGTAACCGCCTGCTAATTGTCCTGCTGCTGTGTATTTTTCTGCAATTGTGCCAAACTCTAATTTTCTGCAAATGTCTTTTATGAGTGCCTTTGCTGTGCCTAAAGGAATATTCATATTAATAGCTAACTCACTTGACATTATACCAGTATCACTATTCAACCCTTTAAAATTTTCTGATGTTGTTGTTTTAAAATCAATATAAAATTGTCGATAAAACGTACTATCACTTAGATTACAGTCTATATTAGAAATCATTTTTGCACGTATGCCTTTAACAGTTACCATCTTACGTGTTTCATCTTCAAAGGTGAATGGTTCTACTTTAAAATAAAACGATTGTGCATTGCATAGCACGGAAAAAAAAAGAATTGCAAGAATTAAAATAGTAGTTTTCATTATTTGTTTTTTTTTATTTAGTTATTCGTAAATATTTTTTTATTATTTAGTTATTTGCAAATATTAACAGGTTTCTCAAATATTTCTTTGTAGCAGCCTTTCTGGAAAATACCTTTTTTATCATAGACAAAATAGCGTATTAAGTCGTTTGCTTCGTAGTGTGCAATAGCTTCGTTTGCTTGCGTACAATTACTTTTAGCAAGTTTTACCTGCTTGTTTAGTTCCGCTATTACAATCTGTGCTTCACGTATTTGTTGTGTGCTTACATCGCTGTTTTGATTGCAGTCAAATAGCAAAGAATCTTTCAAGACTATTACTTTTTTTAAAGTAGCGATTGAATCGGTTTTACGTTTAATGAACTTTTTCGACACAAACGAATGATTGTTTAGGTACAGCGAGCCAAATATCCCTATTGATAGCCCAATCACACCCAAAATAATTTGAAATTTTAATTTTGTAAACATTATATTATTGGTTTAAAGTACAATTCTGATTCCTTTTTTCTTCTAATTGTGAGCCCTCGCAGTTCAACCTTTTGCTTATTGACAGTTCCTTTGTTCCATTTCCAAAACTCCTGCTCAATACTCGCATCATTTGGATTTGCGATTGCCTTTTTGCGTAAAGTGCTACCCTTAAACGCACCTGCACCAATATTATAAATGAGCGAAGCCATTGCATCAAACTGATTTTGATTAACATTTTGCGGTATAAACTTTGCAAAATCTTTCTCAAATATTGCTTCAAGCAATACGGTTGCCTGTGCTTCGGTAATAGCTAAATCCTGCATTGTTACCTTTTTACCATCGAGATAATAAGTATTACCGTAGCCGATTGTAACAACTCCCACCGCATCTATGTAAGGCTTTGCCATAAACTTCTCAAAGCCTTTTATTAATTCTAAACCTTGTTTGCTTATTTTCATGTTACCAAGTTGTTATTGCTGAACGCTTCCAAGTATTTGTTGCCGTGCAGATGTATATAAAATTTGCATCAACTTTTATTTCGCCTGTTGCTCCTGTTGCTGACGAATTTTCAGGAGCAGTATTTAAAGCATTAAGTTTAAATTGTGAAGATTGAATTGTACCTAAAACATCTAATTTATATCCCGAATCAAAATTATTACCCCTACCTATGTTAACATTGCCAGAACTTCCGATTATATAAATTACAGGTATACCTTTTCCATTACCTATTACAGTATTTCTAAATCTTGTATTTCCAGCATTATAGCCAAAATAATTTAGGTATAATTCATTTCCATCTATATCATTGACATTTGCTACATTTATTGTATTATTCAATACATAGGTACTTCCTAAATTAGCCATACCAGTAATATTTGCTGTACCATTTACATTAAGCAAATACCCTTCATCGGTTGTTGTTCCTATTCCTACTCTGCCGTTTGAGAAAATATTTAATCTATCAGTACCGTTTGTTTGAAGTCTTATTTGTGCTGTTGAGCTTAAATTTGTTAAATAAAAATCACCTGATGCATTATAAATTTGTCCTAATGTGCCACTCGTTATTATTTGTGCAACATTATTAGAACTTGTAATTTTTTGAGCAATAGCCCCTGCACCATATAGTTCTAATTTTGCAGAAGGTGCTGTCGTTCCAATACCCACATTCCCCGAACTTGTTGCAAAATTAGCACCTAAAGTATTCGCAATCGTGGGTGCAGTTAATGTTCCTGTTGCAGTCGGGTTGCTAATCGGTAAGTAAGTTGAAGCAGCAGTTGTGCTTGTTAATTTTAAATCCAAAGCAGTCTGGGTAGCAGTTGAAATAGGTTTACCTGCATCAGTAGTATTATCTACATTCCCCAATCCAACCATACTCTTTGTAATACCTCCAACAGTTCCTGTAAATGTCGGGCTGGCAATATTAGCTTTTAAATTTAACGCTGTTTGTGTAGCAGTCGAGACTGGCTTATTCAAATCGCTCGTATTATCGACGTTGCCTAAACCAATATCGGTTTTGCTCGTACTGCCTGTAAATATCACATTTCGAGTAGTAAGACCTACAAGTTTCAGCGTGTCGTTAATCATGCCAAAGCCGTAGTTAGCCGCATTGCCTTTTACAATGTTCTTTCTTATAGCTGCTTCGGTTGTTGCCGTGATGGCAAAGTTTTGAGCCTGTGCTACCGCTCCGAGTAGCATTAGGCAGATAGTTAGTAGTTTTTTCATCCTATATTTGAGATTGTGTCCGTGTTTGTGTCTCTATTGCAATTAAATTTTACTTGTCTAATATAGTTTGATGTTATCACGTCAGGATTAAACGTAAACGAACTTGGCGTTGAGCCTACTTTTCTTTGAAATACGGTAGGGCTATCTGCCTGCGGATTTATATCAAGGTTTTGCACCACAAAAGTTATTTGATTTGTAGGTGTTAAATTAGTCATTTGAATCGTGTAATTTTGACCTAAAGGCAATAACACAATCGACGACGTTACAACCGCACTATACTGTTTCAAAGGGTGATTGTTCCTATAAGGGCTTTCTACGTTTTCGGTAGAACTTGTATGAAAACCTTGATTTTGCGTATTTTTTACATAAACAATACCATCAGTTACGCCCGTAACCGTATAGCTAACTAATGTTAGCTGACCCGATATGTAGGATATTGAGTGAGTTGGCAACCATAGCTTAAAATGCGTGTTTTTCATTACTTCTCGCAAAGCTTCG